CTTTAAAGTGCACGATGAAATATCTGCCCTGCTTGTGTAGAATGTGACATGATTGATAAAGAATCTTTTCTTTCCTCGACGCAACACCAATACGGGATAGGGTCTCGCGAACTTTCAAGAAGTCGTCAGGATTCTTTAAGTTGACTTCCAAAGGTGCATACCCTGGAAAGTCAATGTCAAAAAAATCTTCGCTCATTTTTTACCACCTTTAAACAATTTCTCTTTTATATATTTTTTTTGTTCTTCAGAGAGAATTGTGAGTGCTTGGCGAGCCTTGTCATTGCTATAACCATAATACTCTTTCACCATCTCCACATCGGCATCGTCCTCGATTTTGATCCATTTGTCAAAACGTTTTCTAGCGCGAATAGTATTTATAAGATACATGTTTTGCATGCTCTTATCGAGATGGGGACGGCAGTTCATTTCATTTGCAGGGTGGACAGTATCAATACTGAATGTCAACCCACGATTAATGATCCAAGGATTGTATTGTTTCTCAGACCAGTCATCAACAATTAGATTCTTCTTTTCGTAGTTTATATCTTTGATGAAATCGAAGGGAGATATACCCTTCTTCTTTTCTTTGTACTCCTCAGCATCATATTCAACTTTTGGAGCACCCAAACCATCGAGCACTCCAGTCATTATTTCCACTCCATCCCTGCCATGATTTCAGCAAGGCAAGCAACCAAATTGATCTCAGGGTTAGCAGCAAATGCTGCCTTATACTGATAATCTGCAAGCAGCAGAACCAACTGCGAAGGATACTTTACTTCATCAAGAATGGTATCATAGATCTTACGGAAGATAAGATTTGGGTCATTGTCAATGTTATCGACCACCCAGTTACGCATCTTCTTGAAGTCCTTGCTCTTCAACGAAGAAACCAATTCCTTCATGTTGACTTCCTGAACGTTGACGAGGATACCTTCATCAATAGTTCCGGAGACACTGTACCGCTGCAGTTCGTTTAGGACACGGCGATAGTCAGGGAAATGCTTCTTAAGAACCTCAGCAACAACCTTCTCATCGAATGCAACATTCTCAGTGGCAAGGATGTCAGAGAGACGCTTCATGAAACGACCTGCCATCTTAGGACGGTCTGCCTTTGTCAACTTAAATTCGATGACAGCAGTCCGACTGTGAAGAGGAGCAATGATACGATTCTTAAAGTTACAAGTGAAGATAAACCGACAGTTGTTTGCGAACTCCTCGATAAATGCGCGCAACGCTGGTTGGGTAGAGTTTGGATTTAGATAGTCTGCCTCATCAAGGATAACTACCTTGGTCTTGCCACCAAAGGAAACAGAGGAGGCGAACTCCCGAATCTTAGTGCGGAGAACATCAATACCTGATTCCTCAGAACCGTTGATGATAATGTAGTCACATTCAAGTTCTTCGCAGATCGCTCGGGCAATGGTAGTCTTACCAACACCTGCTGAACCACAGAGAAGCATGTTAGGAATTTCACCAGTCGCAACGAACTCGCGGAATGTCTTTAGTTGATCATCGGGGAGGATACAGTCATCAAGTTTGCGAGGACGATACTTTTCAACCCAGAGGAACTGCTCTTTTGTTACGTTCATTTTTCACTTCTTCCATAATGTTATACTTGGGAGTCCATCCCAAGTTTCTCAATTGTGAATTGTCGGCATGTGTAACAATTCGTTCACCAGTTACTTCACGAATAGGGACATCACGGTATCCAAACTCACGAGCAACATCAATTACAGAGACAGGATTACCTGTCCCAATATCTATCTTACCCTGAATACGGGTATCTGTCAATAGAATTCTCATTGCTGAAACAACATCTTCAACATGAGTCCAGTCACGTTTATGTTCAGTAAGATACTCAATTTTATCATTGAGCATCATGTCGTAGAACATGTCGGGACGGGAGTCAGGTCCATAGACAGTGTGAAAGCGCATTCCTACTGAATATTTTGGAGCAATTTCTTCCATTGCCTTCTTGCTAGTAGCATATGGATTCTGCCACCACTCATAGATTGAAGACGAGGAGGCATAAATGCACCGAAGATTGAGACGTTCGCATTCAGAGAAGACTTGCATCGATCCCTTAACATTCACATCCCAATATTCTTCAGGGTCCAACCAACTCTTGCGCACACCTGCTAGTGCGGCAAGATGCAGGACTGCTCCGTAATACTCAGTGATTTTAAAATCTCGAATATCTCCCTCATACGGAATCATCTCAAAGGAGTCGGACAGAATGCGCAAAGCATTCCGCCCGATAAATCCCTCGTGTCCTGTTATCAGAACCTTCATTCTACTTTACGTCTACAACAATATCGATGTCATTAAGACGCAGAAACTTATTAAACTGTCGAACGACTTCGTCTGGTTTACTCAGATCTACATCGAAATCCATACTCGTTGAGCGATTAAGATGATCATCGTCGCTGTTATAAGGTGCACGCGAACTAAACGAAATTTCTAACTTATTCATGTTGAATCTCCAATTAAACTACTGACGATGGTTCCATTGCCAACCAATACTCAAGGTTCTTGGTTGCATGCTTAAAGTGCATTGCTTTCTTACGACCAAGAGAAACAGCGTAATCATCTGTGATCACCTTTAGATTCTCGACCTTCAGTCGGCAATCAAAGTCACCAACATCAGTTGTAGTCAGTTCCTTACGATACGCATTCGCACGTGGATTGCTCGGGTCGCTGACGCTCAATGTCACCTTACCATCCTTAGAAACAATACTCATGGTTGGCGCCGAGAGAACGTTTGCTGCCTTCTGCACCATGCTGATGTCAGCAGCGGTCAGAGTGAAGTCGAAGAATGGATCAATCTCGAGAGTCTTATCTGGAGCAGCGGTAACTACACTGGGATCAGCATAACCATACTCGAACTCAGACTTACCTTCACGAAGGAACATACCTGTTTCTTCAAAGTCAATCTCAGGATTTTCCCAGAGACTCAGCAATGCGAGAAAGTTGTTCAAGTCATATACCGCAAACTCACGGTCGAAAGTTTCTGCGACTGTTGCGCGAGAGAGGATATTCTTACCTGCACTGACAGTGGAAAGAACATTACCCTGACGAACAAGGATATTGGTATTAATGCTTGCAAAGTTCTTTAGAAGTGCAAGGGTATCGGATGAAATCTTCATAATATATTAGTCTTTCTTCTTTTTAAATTTCTTACTGTTTTCTTCAGTAAAATCAATTATACCTGGATTATTAACAGAAGTCAATAGAGAACTGGTACCCATGTTATCATAGTTCCATTCGCCTGTTCCCGGACTCGTCTTGGCAAACGTATAATCGGGTTTGATATTAATGGTATCTGAAAGAGACAAAGATGTCTTCAATTCATAGACTTTAGTATTGACTTTTGCGGTTGTTTCAGGTATAATATTCTGTTTATCCTTATCATGCACATGCAACGCAATGATTGCATAGTGAATGACTTTCAACAAATCCTTGCGCCAGTCTTCGGGTGTTCCTTTATGACCATAGCGTTGGGCATATTTCAGGATGTTCCCTACAGTAAAACCAATACCATGCCCACCATCGATAATAAACTCGGTTGCCTGATATTGATTCTGCGAGTAATGCTCACCATAGGTGGCATCAATATACTGGGTAATCTCCCGAAGGAGATCACCCTCATCATACTTGTAATTAATTGTCATTTTGACTCCTTAGAATGGAACTTCTTCATTAATCGACTGGAAGTATGCGTCTTCATTCACACCATCATCTGGCACCGCATCACTGTCGACTTTCTTATAGAGATCTAGGAAGGCGGACTTGGTGTCAGAGTCAAAGCGATTGACGCAGAGTTCGATTGCTTTAGAACGCGAACCGAACATGGCAAAGGCATTGACGATATGCTCAAGACGACGAGTCGAGATGAGTTCTTCAACACCACCTTCATAGAAAGTCTTACGGATAATATCCGCCCACGTTACCAACTTGTCAGCAAATTCTTCATCAACACTCTTGACCTTTTCCATCTTGTTGAGGATAATCTGCTTCTCAATCTTTAGCGAAGGATATTCCTGCTCAACAGTGATGGCGAAACGCTCAAGGAACGCATCGTCAAGAATCTGCGCGGACATAAACTTACCGTCGTCAGAACCTTTACCCTTGGTGTTAGCAGTGGCGATGACGTTGAACCCTGCCTTGGGGTAAATCGTTTCACCAGTTTTCTTGTTGAAGTATGGTTTACCCTCAAGAATTGCCTGAAGACACATCATCTTATTCGAACCACGGTCGATTTCGTCGAGGATGAGGATGGCACCACGCTTCATGGCAGTGAGAACTGGACCTTCACGATAAACAACGTTACCGTCGACGAGGGTGTTACCACCAATTAGATCGTCTTCATCAGTTTCGATAGAGACGTTAACACGCATGCATTCGCGCTTCAATTTAGCACAGACCTGCTCAATCATGGTGGTCTTACCGTTACCCGATAGACCAGAGATGAAGGTTGGGTAGAAGTTATTAGACTTCACGACCTTGCGAAGATCGTTATAGAAACCAAAGGGAACATAGGTTGGGTCAACCTGCGGGACAAGGTTCTCGATCACTGTCTGCAACTTAGGTTGGATAACCATCTTAGGGGCAGCAACAGGGAGTTGAACAACAGTTGAGTTAGCACCCACCATCAACGGGGACAGGTCATAAGTACCACGCTTAATCATACGGTCACGCTGAAAAATCCAACCAGGATATTTCATACCGAGGGATTCGGCAGCGGCGACAACGTCGCGTTTACGGAAAACACCATTGTTGGTGTTATTGTCGGAAAGGAACTCAACCAAAGCATCACGATTCATCATAAAAATATCCTCACATCACATCATCATTTAATATATTCAATATACCTTAGAACGGTATAAAAGTCAAGCCTATTATTTAGAAATAATCAACTCGCGCCATTCAACAAGAACGAACGAACCATCAGAGCAGACTTCCCAGTATTCAACGGTTTCATTACGCAGAAGCATAAACCCAGCACCGTTAGGATATTCAGCACGAAGGACGCCATTTTCATCACGCGACCAGTCACAAAGAACCAAAGTTTCAAGTTCGGAAGGGAAGTCAACCATAATAAAATTTTCCTTATCAATCATTATATTTCATTCTACCCCGAAACGAGATAAAAGTCAAGCCCTTATTTCGTTTCGGGGTAAATAATTTTATGCGACTGCTTGGATCATTTTGTTCAGCAGAACTCGGTTGGTCTGCTTGGTATTTTGGAACTTCTTAAATGCCCGACGAAGATCTTTCGGGTCGCTGCTATTGGATTCAAAGATATCTTCGCCGATAGTCAACTCGCTACCACCTGGAATCAAAAAGCGGTCATCGAAACCAAACGATTTTGTGGTGTGGAAAAACTTTTGCTTCCATTCATTCTTCCACTTGGTATCGAAATCTTCAGTAGAATTGTGCATACGTTTTGCTGCCCACTTAGGATTGTAAGAAGCGATGAAGAAGTTGATAACACGCGAACCAGTTGCCTTCTTGTAGAGTTCTAGAAGAGCAACTTGCAGTTGAGTGCGATAAACGTCATCATCATACTTAACTGTTACCGAAGCATTGGTGCTTGCATCTGTGACAGTAACATGAAAACAACCAGAACGACGACCACCGACACCAATGTTATTATCACCATCACCATCGGTGAGGAACACAGTATTGAGAACTTCTACACGATTTTTAGCACGAAATTTGTCAGCAATCGAACGAGCAACCATGATTGATTCTTCAAGAGGAGTCGAAGCAAGACCCATGATATGAGAATTGCGAACGAATATTTCAGCACGACGAGAAGGACGAGCAGAATAGTCATATCCTCTGGCGCACATAAGAAGAGTGCGAATTACTTCATTAAACTTAGCGACTGAACAGTTATCGGAAACAAACTGCAATAGATTGAATGAATTGTCATCGATTTCAAGTTCCTTATCAGTTGAACCCAAGGCATTGGCACGATTCACACGCATGTCATCAGACTTGGAATACTTATCATTAACAATACCATTGTTAGTGAAACCATATACTTCAAATGGGATACGAACCTTGCGGCAGAACATCATCAATGTGACCAACTGCTCAATCGTGCCTTTCATGTTTCCTGCCATGGAACCAGACATGTCAAGGAACAAGAGCATACCATGGTTTTTACCATTAGGCACAACTGTGTTGCGAGCGAACAGATCTTCGCTGATCTTGTGTGCCCAAACACGGTCAACATCAAGACGACCAGTCTTAGAAACCTGCGCACGAGCAAACTCTGAAGCACGACGACGCATTTCAAACTCTTGAACCATGGTGTTGATATACTTCTGGTTGTTGTTGCGGAACTCAGCAAAAACTTCTTGAGCGATTGGGTCATAATCTACAGTTTTGGTATACCACCTGTCAGAATACACAGTTGGGCGCATGTTTTCCAGAACCCAGTCCATAGGGATGACATAGTTCTTGGTATCAACCTTACGAAGAATACCATACGCATACTCACGCGACTTTGAGTCAATGAACGTATCTTCCATGTCGCGGAAGTTCTGATCAGTGATAGAGATAGGGTCATCATTGAGGATTGGTGTATCATTTGAACCAGGAAGTTTTACACCTTCGTTGGGAGCAAGACCACCATCTTCATCGGAATCGCCTTCTTCGGCACCGTCTTCATTAGATTCAGCACCATCGGCAGGAGCATCAGATTTATCGCTGTCGGAATCAGTTTCAGCATCTTTGCTGTCTGCAGGTTTACCAGTAGAGGGTGCAGTTTCATCAGCATCAGTTGACTCGTCATCCATTTCGGAAATCCACTTGTCAACATCCATTCCTGCGTCGTCACTCTCCTCATCAAACGCACCAATGTCACCCATGAAGTTTGACGAATCAAAGTCATGCTCGGGTTCAGATTTAGCGAGTTCGTAGAGTTCTACTGCGAGCGCAGCAACATCATCCCATGTTTCCAACGCATCAACGCGAGCAAGATATTGATTCTCATCAGCACTGAAAGGAGCATTGAGGAAAGAACCAACTTTATAGTGCAGATTGATGCGGTCAATGAGACGCAACTTGCTGAGGTCATATCCCTTAACACCGAAGAAATTATTGTCGAACAGTTCCTTATAACCAGCGAAGAAGTTGCGACGGATACCAGGAAACTTGTCCTTAATCTTGCGCTCGATGCGAGCATCCTCAAGAACGTTGAGGTAAGACTTGATACCCATACCACGAGCATCAAGTTCTGAGTGCCAACCCTGCGCAGGTGTAAACAATGCGTGACCAACCTCATGACCAATAAGCAGGTCATAAAGGTCGAACGACATGTCTTTCCAGATGGGGAGGATGAGAGTGCGGTTCTTCAGGTCGAACATCGCGGTCGGAACCTTCTGATGTTCAATCCGAAGGTTCTCAGTGGCGAGCAATTTAGCAAGGGTAGACTTATGGGAAATAGACATCACGGAACCTCATCAATTAATATATTTCATTCTACCTCGAAACGAGGCAAAAGTCAAGCCCTAAAATTACTTTCAGGATAAATTAATTACAGCGAGTGATGCGCTTTTCGTAGTAGTCACCATATCTATCGATACCACTGGTAAAAATTTCACGGCAGACAGGACGACGATAGTGATAATCATATTCACGCTCAAAGACTTCGCGATCGGCCGAACGTTCGTCGGGTTGTCTGCGACTTGCAGCAGCACCAAGGATGAAGGCACCTACGCCGATAGCGATTGCTTCACCAGTGCTAATGCGCGAACGTCTATGCTGGCGGTCATCCCTACGTTGTTCCCAACCGTTTCCATCACGGTTGCGTGCTTCAGCAGCAACAGGAGTTGCAACCACAGCGAGAGCAATCAAACTTGAAACAATATTCTTAATCATACACTTTCTCCTTCTATTATTCCATTCTACTATAAAACGAATGAAATGTCAAGCCCTAATATTTCGTCATCGTTCCGTCGTGATGAGCGAGGTAGGGTTCAAACTTGATGTTAGGATATTCTTTAGAAAGACCCTTCAACATTTCAAGATTTGATACGGCATCATCGAACAGGCGAACACGAGTGTATTTACCTGTATCGAGATATTGTTTGATGTAGATTTTCTTACCTTCTGCAGAGTTCGGAGCATTGAGATTACCAGCGCGATGCACATGGATGTCATCAATATCAATGCCCTGCTTACGGAAGGTATCTAGGAACATGTCACGGTCATCAAAGTCAGCGCGAGCAGTGATGACAATCATCTTGCTGCCTTTTGCTTTGACGTTCTTGTGAATAGCAATCAACTTATTAATTGCCTTCGCGATAGGTTCAGATGTATCGCGGAAGTGCTTGGCATCGCGGAACTCACGGAAGTCAAAGGACTCACCAGCACCCAGTTTATAGGTGTTAAACTCTTGGTTTGAAAGTTTCCGAACCAGTTGTGCACCCTTCATCACATAGATAAGTGCTTTAGTGTTGAAGAGGGTCTCGTCGATATCCCATATGGTCAGACCAGAACCCTCTTCTCGTTCGTAAATATAATCTTTTAAACCAATCATAGAATTACTATACCTGCTTTTTTCGTAAAAGTCAAGCCTATTTATTCATCTATTGTTTTTTTTCTTGTGCGTTTCGGTTTGGGAGTTTCTTCTGGATCCTGTGCATTAATGCGTTTCTCTAATCGTTTCGCGACTTCATCAGCATCCAACCAGATATCCTTGTTGTCAAGCATGGACTTAATTTCTTCAGGTGTCAAGAAGTCCTTATAGAATGAATCAAACAGTTTTTCTGACCAAGACCTGAAGTGAGTGATTTGATCATACATCTCACCACCCTTACCGATTGTTCCACTGGAATAGTTGTGGAACATGAACATGGTATGGTCAGATAGTTCGAACCTATCTGCTGACAAGAATATCAAAGTAGCAGCGCTCATACAAATGCCTTCAACCGAACATACGATAGTGGCATTTGATTCCTGAATCGCACGAACCAGTTGTAAAGCAGAGAACAAGTCACCACCCTCGCTGTTAATGCGAATGTAGATTATATCAGTTTCACCTGCTGCCCTGAGAATCTGAAACCATTCAACATAATCTTCCGCTGGTTTAATTTCACCACATAGATAAAATGTTACAGCAGTTGCTACTGGTTGCTGGAAGAACTTTGGTTTTGGAAAAAAGGGCAGATCCGTATCACTCAAAGTGTCGCGTGATCGCGGTGATTTTGTCAATTTGTGCATCAATAATTGGTATCCTGTTTGGCCAATGAATATACTCCTTCTCAGGATTCTTCATCAGGTTATAAAGTAGGGGAAGAATCAGATCTTCGACTTGTTTTAGTTTCTCTGATACTTCCATTTCAACGAGTCTCTTATGTTCAGAGATCATTAGTGTCTGGTCTGCAGTCAGAATGCGAGACTCGATGTCATATAGTTTTGCCATGATCTCATCTTTGAGAACGCTGGTATCTATATCTTCTTGTGGATTATATGGTTCTCGAACGTGAACCACGGTTTCAGTTGGATCTTCAAATGTGAATCCAAAATCATAGGTTTTGTTTGACATATTTCTTCAGATACTTTCTTGCTCGTTTGTTTAAAGACTTGAGTGCCATGTCGAGTTTCAACTGTGATACATGATCAGAAAAGTTTAATCCTTCCATGTGATCAAACTCATGCTGGGCGATTCTTGCAGGTAGACCCGCAAAAGTTTCGACCACATATTCTCCAGTAACAGTCTGGTATGAAAGAGTCACTTCCTTGGGGCGTTTAACAGACAACCATAATCCAGGATATGATAAACAACCCTCTCGTGCAAGTTCTGTTTCTTTAGAGACAGAGATTACGTGAGGATTAAAAACATTCTTACGATTGGTATCGTCGGATCCCATCACAAAAACCTTGGAGTCGATACCAACTTGATTGGCAGAAAGTCCAAGACCTCTTAAACGTCGGGATTCTTCCCACAAAGTATCAGCAAGTTCCTGTGCGTTCTGGGTTTCGAAGTCAAATGTTTCTGGAACCTTGCGTAGAGCAGGGTCTGTAAATTTAATTAATTCCACGGTTCATCCTATGCTTTTGTAATCACTAGTAAATTGTTGTCATCTCTGACTGCGTTATTCTCATAGAAAAAACAATTTAAATCTTTGACTTTCTCTTTCAAAATGTCAATGTATTCAGGAACGATGTCCTCAACAATCAAGTACCCACCCGACTTAACTCTGGGGAGATAGTTGTCTATGAAAAATAATATGTCATTTATCATGTGCGAACCATCATCAATAGCAACATCAATGTCATATGGAATCATGTCCATAACATTTGGAGAATAGGCATCTCCGATAATACAGAAGATATCTTTAAACTGATTTTCTGGTTTATCAAACTGTTTACACGAATTAATATCAAGACCAATTACTCTGGCATTCGTGAAGTAATCATCCCAAAGAATCAATGATGACCCGTTCTTAATACCAACCTCTAAAATTGTTTTGGCTGTTTCTTTTATGTCTAGGAAGTATTTATCATAGACTGCAGGGACATAATCATGTATCTCGGAGAACTTGTCACTAATATATCTGCTCTTATCTGTTTTATATAACTGCGAGACTAACATTGTTATACCACCATTTCACTGTAATTATTTTTCTTCTCAAACTTAATCAAACTGCGGAACTTATCGAACAGTTGATCGCCTTTGTGACTGATGACAAACACATTAGTATCTTCGCCCACAGTATCAAGCAATGCCATAACATAATCGGTACCATTATTATCCAGCGAGGAATCAAATACCTCATCGAGAATGAGCAGATTAGTTGCTACGCTATTCTTCATCTTGGCAATTGTTCTCCAGGTAAAGAGAAGCGCCAAATCGATACGTTGCTTTTCGCCTTCTGAGAACGAAGAATAACTGAAGTCATCACGATGACGGGACTTGATTGTTTCATCGAACTTTTCATCCAGATTAAACTGCACGAAGAAGTCCATTGCTTGTAGATATTTATTCACCAACTTATTGATAACTGGAAGATACTGCCGAATAATCTTAGTCTTAATACCAGTGTCCTTGAGGAGTGTCGAGACAACTTCCATGTAATGCTTTTCTTCATTCAGTCTTGCCTTCTCCTCGTTCTGTGTCAGAACTTCTTTAGCATATGACTTGAGTTTTGTTTTTTCTTCATCAATATCTGCAGTCTTAGTAGTGATGTCATTCAGTTCTAGATTAAGTGCTTGGATGAGACGCTGTTGAACAATCATCTCATTGTTGTTACCAAGGATTTCTTTGTTGAGAACTGCTATCTGGTCACCAAGTTCTGCATGTTCGTCGATCAGTTTATCTAAAACCACAAACTCCTGCTGAAGTTTTTCCATTCCTTCTGTCAGTTCGCCGATCTTATCTTGCCGCGATGTTACAATTGTTTCTTTGTGATCATGCGCAATGCCTTGGCGACAGGTCGGACATTCATCCGTATCATTATAGAATGCTACTTCTTTTTGCAACTCACGAAGTTGTGTAGAGAACTTAGTCTTAAACTGTTCGAGTTTCTTTTGCTTGACATTTAACTCACCAAGAGATTTTTGCTGTAGTTCTGTGTCTTCTTTGGTTGCTTCTAAGTCTGTGACCAGAGTTGTCAGATGTACTATCTTGTTCTCGCCATCAGTTATGCGACCAAGAATTTCATCAACTCTCTTCTCCTTGTTTGCTTCGAGCGTATCAACATATTCTTTTTGAATAGTTGCCTTCTGCTTTAGTACTTCTAGTTTACTGTCAGCATCATGAAGACTATCTTTCAGTTCGTTCATCTTATCGCGCAGAACAGTATTCATTGTTGTGAAGATCTGAATATCAAGAATGTCTTCAATAATCTCGCGACGAGTAAATGGTGGCAACTGCATGAATGGGGTGAACGATGCCGACCCCAGAATAACAATTTGAGTAAACGACTTGTAATTAAGTTTGAGAACTGATTCCTCGAGATACTTTTGATAGTCACGAGCAGCAGCATCCTGATTGATTACTTCACCACCAGATTGAATCTCAAAAATGTGCGGTTTAATACCACGAATAATCTTATAATCTTTACCACCAATGTCAAACTCGATTTCAACTAGAAGATTTTTCTTGTTAATCGAATTCAACAGTTGTGGTTTATTGATGCCGCGAAAAGGTTTACCAAACAATCCAAAGCAAAGAGCATCGAGCAGAGTGGATTTACCTCCACCATTCTCACCGACAATCAAAGTGCTAGGTGAACGGTTGAGTTTTATTTCAGTGAAAGCATTACCTGTTGAAAGAAGATTCTTCCAACGAATTGTTTTAAAATTAATCATACAGAAACGTGCTGTGCCTCAATATACAAAGTTCTTAACATGTTCTTAATCTTATCTTTATCGAGATCAGTACTAACAGTATCAACAAAATCAGAAAGAACTGTCATTGTATCTTCTACATCCATCTTATCTTCTTCAATCACATCTGCTTCGAACTCAGAGAAGTCTTCGATGATTTTCAACTCGATTAAATCTAAATCATATAATTTATCCACGAAGCGATCGAACTTATAAAAGTCTGCTTTTTTGACTACGATTAGTCTTACGCAACTACCACTAATCGGTCCAAGGTCCATACTATTAGGATCACCAGCAGTATCATCATAATAGATTTTATGGAAGATTTTAAATGGATTTTCACAAAACTCTACCTCGTTAGTTTCTGTCTCATATATGTGATACCCTCGAGGGTCATTATAGTCAGACCAAGTAAACTCATAGGTATTACCAAGATACAGAATATTACCAGTACGACTGCGATGGTGGAAATGACCACTACAAACGAGAGGAAATCTATCAAAACGTTCAGTGCCCATTCCGTGATCATTTTTGTGCCCACGATACATTTCAAAACCTGAAAATTCAAAGTGTCCGAATACTGCTTGTGCATTACTTTTATCTACAACCTCCATCGTCTCATCATAGTTACCAGAACAAATCCATGGCACCAGCAATAGATTCTTTCCGCCCAGAACGATTTCTTCTGCGCTGGAATATGTAATAACATTTTCGTATTCGCGCAGCAACAAATCTAGGGAGTTTACTTCGTTGGTATTCTTGAAGAAGGTGTCATGATTACCTGCAATCATGTGGACATCAATGCCCAGATCGCGAGTCTTGTCGAAGAAATACTCGCGGCACTTTTTCAGCGTATTGTAATTGATAAACTTGCGGCGATCAAAGACATCACCAAGATGGATAATAGTTTTGATTCCTTCACGTTCTAGATGAGGAAAAAACACCTCAGTATAAAACTTCGCGAAGAAGTTATCAAACGGAATAGAATCTGACCTAGCACCGAAGTGAGTGTCGGTGATCAACGCAACCTTCATACTCGAACTTTCTAATTACTTTGCAGGTGCAGTAGGAACTACTTCTTCCAACTTTTCTTCGGTCGTTGGTTCTGCTGCATCTTCATCTACGAGACGCTTAAGAACAATCTGTCCATCGCAGATCATGTAGTGTTGACCTTCGCCGAGATCGCTTGACTCGAGATAGATGCATCCTGCGTTCTGCTTAGAAACACCTTGAACACCATTCCGATGGTTACTAATATTAGTGGATACTGCCGCGATAATCAATGCAAACGCAAGAAAGAAAAATGCGGTAAACCAGTTTTCAGTAAACCATGCAACGTACTTATTAGTTTTTACTTCAGTCATATACAACTCCTTTAACAAACTTAATAAATCCATTCTACTCTATATCAAGAGAATTGTCAATGATTTTTTGATCTAAATATTTCGGTCGACGCTTTGGTATGTTACTGACCTTTGCTGATTCTGGTTTATCAAAATCATCAATCATGTCCATCTGCTTCTTGACATAGTCGATAAACTCATTGCCATAGTCGCCTGTATCGTGGTCTTGGGTAATCAAGTCATGGACATCAATGTTTCTCATGTATCGATACTTAGTTTGTTGCTGACGTTTCTCTTTGGCAATACGACGGAGGAAAGCATAGTATGTTATCTGAGTAAAGTACGCGAAAGGATTCTTAGATTTCTCAGGATTAAAGTTATCGATGTAAGTAATACAATTTTCGATACCATCCGAGACCATCTCTTCTCGATATGTATAGTTGATGAAGTTACTCTTATATGCTAAGTGAGTTGCAATCTTTAGAAAGCATTCTCCGATGTAGTTTGGAACACGTGGTTTCAATACTCCTGCTTCTTTTGCAGCAATCACACTATCTCTATACTTAGTAATCTCTTCTAGAAACTTAGAGTTATCTACGTAGTGTATATTGTTTTTCTTATTTTTCTTGAATGGTTTTTTAACATTCTTTTCTGGTATTTCAGTCATTTATCACTCCATCTATACATACCGTTATACTATACTTTTTAACTTTAGTCAATGTTTTTTTTTCACTATTATTACAGTATATAGCTTGACAACACTCGGGGTTCGAGGTATAATGACTATGTCGAGTATGATGAATAATAGCTTTACTACTGCTTAATTGAGTAGGTTCCTGCTTTTGAGCAGTCGGGAATGAAGCAGGTCCAAATCTAAATTTGTATCTTCTGTTTCCTCGGGAAGTTTTATTTCCCCAGCGATATATCTCTCATACTGTGCTAGAAGGTTCTCTCGCAAGAGGCAGACAGTAATTACTTCAGACTTGGGTACAAGGAAAATCTTCTCTGTGGTAATACCAATCCAAGGTTTCAGAAGAAACGTTTCCCCGACAACATCTTCTTGAATCATAGGATAGGGAATCACCGCAATGGGGTTATCCATCCAGAATAAATCGTTCGATTCACTGTCTCTTATTGTTGCGATTACTAAATCGCCATTCTTAAATTTAATTACCTTTGGGGTTTCCATCAGTAGATATCCTCACAAGTTTGTATTTGAAACCTTCTTCATTATATAGTTTAATTCTCTCTATCATGTGTAGTAGAGTATAATTCTTTCTGCTTTTCCAAGACAAGTCATCACCTATATCAAAAAGACGGCAGGAAGTTTTGTCATCTCCCTTACGCAATCCTCTACCGATCGACTGGAGATTTCTTACTCTAGACTTTGAGGAAGAAGCGAATATGACATTATGTAAATTCCTTATATTTATTCCCGTTGAAAAGGTGCCATATGATGCAATGATTACTGCATCTTTTTCTTTCTCGGTAATCTCACGAACCTTCTCGCGCTGTTGGGTATCAGTTCCACCATGAACAAAGAAAACTCGACGAGTCTTTCCGACCTTCTCATTGATCAAGTCATACAAAACTGCGCCATGTTTCTCGACAAACTGGAATAACACCAGCGTGTTGCCTTTTTGTGTGGTTGCTAGGTTCTTGATTATGTTGTTGCGCTTTTGATGTGTTACCAACCAGTCCATTTCTTCTTGGTAAGTATATTTAGTTAGTGCTTTCTTCTCTTCATCAGCATAATCTAACACGATACAAGTTATATCTAGATCGGCAACAGATCCCTGTTCCATCAATTCTTTGGTCGAGATAACTTTATGTACCTTACCAAACAATCCCTCGAGGATTAACTTATGTGTCTTAGTTCCATCCAGAGTTCCTGTTGTTCCGATGCGGAACTTAGTCTTAGTGCATTTGTTGAAGATTGATGTCAGCGATTTCGCTTTGAAAAGATGCGCTTCGTCTCCATATATAACATCAAACTCATCAAAAAACTTTTTAGGCAACTTATAGATTGACTGCCACGTTGATATAGTAATGGGATACTCATTCGACTTCTCGAACCCTGAATAGATTCTCGCGCAATTATAACTTGCTTTCCAGTCTGTTTCTGAGGCATAATCTTGAAAGTCCTTATACATTTGTTCAACTAGAGAAGTGGTAGGAACAATGATCAATTGCTTACGCCCAAACTTCTGGTGGTATCGCATCAGCAAATAAATGATTAGCGACTTACCCGATGCAGTTGGTGACAGTAGCAGAGTTCTACCAATGCGAATCGCATACTTAACAGCATCCAACTGGTAGTCTCTTGCTTCGATCGGATTACCTTGTGAGTGAAGATTCAACGAGTCAGCATATTTAACCAGTTCTTCATAGGTTATGGGATCGCCGATACGTTCGATCTGAACGTCCATCTCATATTCATTACGCTGGCAAAATTCTCTGAGGTATGGAAGAAGTCCTACGTATAGTTCTTTAGTCCACATGTTAAACAAACGTGCCTTACCATCCCATATCTTAGCACGATAGGTTGGCATAAATTTTGCACCAGGAACATCAAACGTAAAATACTCTGATAGTTCCTGTGAAATGCTGGGATCGCATTCCACATTCAGATACACTTCATCTTTTTTAGTGATGGTTAGGTCGGTCACATTAATCCATTTGTAAACTTGGTCCACTCAATCGCAGACTTAATATCCCATGTCCTACTATTTAGTGACCGCAGAATCTGCTCTAATTGATATAGAACTGCTTTGATATAATCAATCTTGTCTTGTTGTTTGATCATTTCTTCATCACACTGAAGAACATCGTCCATCTCATTCTTTAGTGGTTTGAGACCTTGGTATTGATTCCACCCATGTTCTTCCAGTTCTTCGCGAGTAAGTTCTCCGCGATAATACTTCATCTTAGTTCTGCGCAAGCGATAATAATCTGCCTCTGCCTTGCGCAACTGCAGTTTAGAGTTCGATAGTATGTTAAGATATTTAGAATGCAACTCTGGAGTTTTGGTTGATTCTGGACCAAGATTCAATTGGTCGATCTTACAGTCTTTAGTCCATGACTCTTGAATTTCAGATAGTTTCATAATGCCCTCAATAGAAAAATAATATAAGTATACTACGATTTGACTCGAAAGTCAATGGTTTTTTAAACAGTAAAATTGATACTCTCTCCGCAGCCGCAGCTACTAGAGGCAAGCGGTGCTTGTATTTCGATGACACTACCAATAATATCAACTTTCTTATTCACGGTGCTGCCAATAAGATAGAGTTCGGATGGCCTATCTAGCCAGAACGTCCAATCATCATACGCTTGTGGAAAGTCATCTTCTACGAGTTCGTCAGCACTCTTTACCAAATCCCACTTGTAACTGAACCCTGCACATCCACCTCCTGCAAGAGATAGTCGGACACCCAGTGCGTTGTTTGAAACGGAGACATTACGAAAATGCTCAAGAGCAGAATCTGTAAACTGTATACGATCTTTAATCATAAAATTATTACAGCGCCGCAACTGTGTATTGGCGATATTTAAATGCAGCATTACCAACCAAGTAATCTGCTCTACCAGAACTGATGTCGAAGTCTAATGCCTCAAGACTAACTGGGAACACATCATAGTATGTAATTTTAACATTCGGATTGTTGTCTGAGTCAAGAATGAAGAAGTCTGCGTCTGAGAAGTTGCCTAGTGCGCCGAGACGTTTATCTGAGATAGCAGGAAATCTATAACGTTGCGATTCATTCCAGTTTTTATATTGATCTCTAGATTCTGGAAATCCAAGACCAACCAACCAGTTGTATAATTCAAGATAGTTACTCATGTTCTCTTGAACAAGAAACCTAATCACCAGATCGCCGTATGCTAGTTTATCACCTGGAACTGGAATATCTGACAATGGTGTTTGAAATGTTGGTGAACCGAGTTGTATTGCAGGAATATTTGCTGCTTGGCAGAAGTATGATACATTAGGTAGATTGTGGACCTGAAACTTAAATCCATTTGGTTTCAGATAATCGAGATCGCTGGGTTGTTGATTGACCCAGTTTGCTTCTGTTACACCTAGTGATGTTTTTAATACCATGTTACCCTCATATGTTTCATACTATTTATAATGAAAATGGGGAGAGCATTTCTGCTCCCCCCAGTTTCTTAGCAACCCTCTCTCTAACGGAGAGGTATCGATTACATAAGGTTAGTAACCTTAACG